ATATGGATCGTCTTTTGTCCAAACCCTACAATACTCAACACCTGTTTCTTGTCCGTATTTATCAACGTACTTGACCGCAGAACCTCGAGATATCATCGTATTACCCTCTCTGAAAATTCTACTCGTTTGATCAATTGCGTTTGCGACGTGTGATCTTGCGGCACCACCATCAGATGGCATAGTCTCAATTAACTCTTGGGTTTTACCCATGATAGAATCACTTCTGAAATTGTATCTTGTGGAGAGACTATCTTCTAATTGAGATCTTTCAAAATTATATTCCGCATTACCCTCACCTAATTTATTTTGTGATTTGGTGCTGTACCATGTTAAATTACCACCTATAGGTCCTCCCTGAGTGATCGGTCTTTGTCTTTCAAATAACTGAGTCTGAACAGGATCAAACATTAAACTTAGATAGTAACTACTTCTTACGATGTTGTCGTTGAAGTCCCCCATCGCATATTTAACGTCTTCACCTCTATCATCACCTATATACGCCCCTTGAGTTGGTGCACCTAAACCAAGAACGTCGTTTATCGCATCCCCAACTACATTAGGGAAGTTAAATAGTTTTGATGATTGTTGTGACCTTGCTGATTTGGAATAGTCAGGTGCATATCTTGAGAATCTTAAATTATCAAATAAAACATCTTTTTGTCCTGAACCCATATAATCTATCATTAGATCAGATGGTTTAGCACTCAATTTAGGTCTTCTTTGGATACCAATTAATGAACCTAATACCCCTGTAATGTCTTGTATAATTTGTCCCGCGGTTGTTTGTGCCTCGGGTCTATAATTGACAGGATTTGCGGGATTACTTAAATAATCACCCGGTATTTCACTCCACGGGAATTCAACCCCCGCAACTGTTTGTAAAAAATCAATTGCCTTTCCGGGTAGGGTTTTCGCAACTGTAATCTTATAGTTCTTTTCTACTAAACTTTCTTTACCTGTGATAAGGTTTATTGCCGTTGCGGTATTACCTTCTAACGCATCTATAAGTCTTACTCTACCGTAAGTTGCTGCGACTAAATTCTGTGTAATTCTTGCAAGTACGGGTCCTTGTTCGTTTTCCCTAATGTGTCTTGCTGCGAACTTCATCATATTTGACTCCTGATCATAGTTGTCAGTAGTCATAATACTAATGAAATTACCATATGAACCTTGTGTGAAATAAGGATACAAACCAAGATCCTCAAGTCGAGTTAAATCTCTTAATGTTTCAACTGTGTCGAAATTGTCTGCAGTAAAAGTGTTCCTTGTATCGGGAATTGCAAGATATGTTTGTAAGTTAGTATCTACCTCACCGGGATCAATATTGGGTTGATCTCTTAGGTTTTCTACAGAGTATGCCGAAGACGTAAATGTTTGGGGACCGTTTGGTTGTTGTAACGTCCTTGCCAATATACTGTCCCTAAACTGTGACGTTGAATTGAAATCTAAATAACTCGGCATATTATCTTTTTTATATAAATAGATTGATGTGTAAATCCATCATTAATTATTTGATGTATATGACCTACTATTGTCAACTATCCACTGTTCAGGATTTAATGTCCATTGTTTTTGGAAAGAACCTACGACTTGGTCACTTTTTACATTGTGTTCATGGATAACCTTCGTTGTTGTTTGAGTTGTTGTTCCCTGAACTTGTTTTCTTCTTTCTTCTTGTTCTTTTATTTGTTCAGTGGTCCCTAATTTATCTTGGATTTTTCGAATCACCGCACTTCCTTCAAGACCAAAACTCTCTACTAATTTATCAGTACTCATACCAATAATATCACTTATGTTTTGTCCCGTGTCCTTCGCATCTATCCCAACTAACTTTTCAATTTGATTGTCCGCAACACCCGCAGCCCTTAGTCTCGCTAAGGTTACTAAGTAATTAACATCTCTATTAATGTTCTCAACCGCGGTTGCTTGTCTTCTAACAATTTCACCTTCGGACATTTGTTTAAACTCGTCTTGGTATTTGAGTAGTGTTTTAGCAACACTTTGATCGATCTTATCTAATGATATTGCAGTTGCACCCCCAAACTGTTTTTGTAATTCAGGACTTGTAAGTGCAATACTCATCTTACCGTCCTTCATTCTGGCAATGTTGGTTAAGAATTCTTCTTGTTCCTCACTTAACCCTAAACCTGACATCATCTGACTCGCTTGCATTCTTTCCTGTTGTGCGATTGCGGTCTGAGTAAGGTCTTTGACATCCATATTCAACGCTTTCGCAATATCCCTTGCTTGTCTAAGGTTCGCCCCCGTCACTTCGAACGCACCGGTCTCAGTATTATAGGTTGCTAAATTTTTGGAAACCCCTTCTAATGCACCTTGTAATCCCTCAACCTCATTGGTTGCCATATACATTAACCTAAGCGGATCGTTAAAATCACCAAAGGCGGCACCTAAAACTTGTAGGTTTGCAGATAGTTCTAACGCACCTTCGGGATCAAATACCTGATCGGCCACTTTAAATACATCTTGTAGGTTCATTCTAACCTCAGTGGCCCTACGAACCATCTTTTCTAACCCCTCAACACTATTTTGGAATCCGTACTGATTTAATTTTTCTATATTTTCACTAATACCCTTAATAGTGGTTTTAGATTGGAGTCCTAATTCTAATGATCTCTCACCCGCATCTGCGATAGATTCTTGTGCCTGTGATGCCCCTATACCAACCTTTTCAAATTCTGAATATGAACTAACAATTTCTGCCATATCCATACCGTAGGCTTGTGCTATTTCACCCGCACGTACTAACATATCAGCACCAACTAAGGCAAACCTACCTGTGGTGTCCACTAATTCTTTTGCCGAGTCAACTAATTCATCAAAAGGGATTCCTAACCTTATAAGTGCGGGTTGGGCTCTTGTGATTTCTTCTCTAAACTCTTCTGATAGTGTCCCTGTTAGACCTAACTTTTCATTAACTTCAGTTAATAGGTAACTTTGTTCCGCGGCGTAGTCAGCAACCGCCTTAGTTCCAAGTTCCGCAAGGACAGTACCGATTTTCTCTATTATATTACCACTCTTCTGAGTAGTTATAGCATTTACGGTGTCCATTAGATAATCAGGACCTTGGGGTGCTGATGTTTGTCTGAGACCTCCTTTTAATATGTTACCGAACCCTTCCATGAGAGTCTCCCCAAACCCTTTACCAAGGTTATTATTTGAATTACCACTACTACCACTACCACCACTATCGTTTTGGTTTGATAGTTTTTGTATGATATTCTTATTACTTCGTTTCCACGAATCGTAATCTGCGGCGTCTCCGCCGGTGGATTCATAAAGTTTCCTTAGATCTCTCTCATTCATACTATATAAATACCTAATCAGAAGGTTTTTCCAACTCGATAATTCGTTCTACATAGTATCTCCTTAAATAAGTGGGCATCTCAAGAACATCCCTGTGGGTAAACCCCTTTTTAACTAAGAAAATGATTTCAGTATACTGCGCGCTTTTATAGTCCGTAGAAAGGGCGAAAAAAGTCAACCCCAAAGTCGATTCTAAAAGTGACTTGTTCTCCTGACGGGGCTATAACTTGTTGTGTCAAATCGACACCGGGTTTGTTATCTGCAATATATTTCCTGAATTTTTGAGAATCAAGAATAGGTAATGTTTCGATAAAGTTCCTAATGTTCATAGGATCAGGATTACCCGCAACAGATTTAATTAATTTTTCCAATCTCTTCGTTACGATTGGTGGGTTTCCTAAACCATTCCAATTCCTTTCTATCAGACTTAATTCTTCTTCGTCTTTATTGGATAGAAAATTGAAGGTAACATCGACACCCGATTTTTCCATTCTATATGGATAATCACCATTCTCGTCTTCTTTGAGGTTGAATTCTTTATATGTTAATTCAGACAAGTCAACTGTATGTTCAAAAACCTCCTCCGTTTTAGGATCTTTAAGACTTAATTTAAGTTCAGGTCCAAATGCGGTGTTCCTTAAAAAAATTAAGATTGCTTGTTGATCTTCTACGGTTAATTCCTCTACAGGAACTTCTTTAGTAAGAATCTTTCTTTTAAGTAATTCAGTAATCACATCCCCCTTTGCAACCAAGTTTGGTGAGGATAAGATGTTCTCATCCGCAGCAGTTAGGTACGCAACCTTAAGTGCCTTGGTTTTTGAAGGGTACATAAGTCCCCTACTTGGTAATTCAACTACATCATATGCAATTGTTGGGTCTATCCCATATTGAGGTCTGTCTTCCATATAGTTAAAATGTATACATTAAATATCAAAAAGTAAAGTTTATTTAAAATAAAAAAGGGAACCCCGTTAAGAGTTCCCTTATAAATATTAGACAGATTTTTTTCTTAGTAAACTTGGATACATCTATCCATTCTCAATGTACAATCGATAGTTGCAAGTGCATCGTTGTTGTAATCTAATTCGTTGAAGTTCAAATCAGTGATAAATGTTCCTTGTAGAATCCATTTTTCAACTACAACACCTGTTGGGTCTAACATTTCCAACTCAATGTCTTTCTTGTAACCCGCAGCGTAACCCATTCTACCTGTTACAGACTCTGCGTGTAGTCTGAACCACTCCATCAACGCTTGAGATGCTGAAGGACCAATTGGATCTTTGAATTTAACTCTTAATTCATTCCAAACGAATCTACCTGCAACGTAAGTTGATGTATTTAGGAAAGGAATTTCAACAGAGTTGATTTTTGCACTCGGTCTTGCTGCCGAAGTAACATACCATTCGTTGATACCCAAACTTGAAGGGAATCTAACGATAAATCGGTTAACTCTTTTCGGTTCATAAGGAACCGGCATTTTCATTAATAAATCTGCCATGTCTGTATATTTGTTATCTTTTTATTCTTTTATTATAAATATATCTCTTATCGAAATATTTTTATTTTGTTTTGGAAAGTACTTGACTTTGTCAAAAATTTTCCGTATTTTTTTGTTACCCGGTAATATTAGCAAGTAAAATTAAATAAATAATTAAAGTTGCTATTATAATTAGCCAGTATACCGGGTGTCATCTCAATTTTTACTTTTGGATAGGGGAGGGTCTTACGACTCTCCCTTTTCCTTTTATTATTTAGATGTTCTCGAATGATGCACCTGTTGGTGTTATCAAGAATTCTACATCAATAAATTCCAATGATCTTGTTGGTTTGACATAAATCTTACCTCTTAGTGTATTTGCATCAATATCCTCAGGATCGTTTGATACAGTTACTCGGAATTCGTATAAACCTCTCTCTTTCTTAATTGATTCAAGAATTGGATTTACCAATCTTAAGAACTCATTTCTTACTTGTTCGTCGTTTTGTTCGAATAATAATCTTACCGCGACTGCCGAAATAAGTTTTCTTGCTCTTAATAACAATCTTCTTACGTTAATTCTATCAAGTGCCGATTCTCTAACCTGTAAGGTTTTGTTACCCCAAATGATAGTACCCGTATCTGAGAATGTTGCGATTGGGTTAATTCTTGCTTTGTATAGATCATCTCTATTATCCAAAGTAAGTTTCTTCTTCGCTTTAATTGCGTTTACTAAACCTCTTTGGTAACCCGCTACTGCGAACCAAGGATAAGAAACGTTATCGGTCAATGCGATATTCTTAACAACTTCACCTGTAGGTGGGATGTATAATTGAGTTGCATTATCCCCATCTCTTACTTGGATCCAAGGCCAATAGGTTGCTGTATAGTTAGTATCTAAATCAACAGTGTCTAACTGATCAATAATTTCATCAACATCTGACGTGTTAGGTGCGTTTACAATATATAATGAATCCGCTCTATCACCTTCAACCATATCGATTGCCTGATTAACCAATGAACTGTGGTTATAGAAATCAATACCCGGTGTTGCGAAGATGTTAATATCTACTGATTCAGGGTTAGAGAATGTTTCAATTGCCTGTAAGTATGCGTAGTAATCTGAATTACCCACTGCAGAACTGAATACACCACCGTTGGTTGTGTGTCCACTTACATAAGTGTTCTTACCGAAAATGTGACCATCTCCATTAGTTCTTGTACCTCTGTAGATATCCCATCCATCGAAACCACCACATACTGCCAATGTGAACTTTCTAAATGATTTTGAATCTAATTTTCCTTTATCCGCACCTTCTAAATCGTAAGGTGTTGTCTTATAACCTGTCGGTGCATTAACTGATAAGTGGAATCCATGTGAAGTTTGAGACGCCGCATTTCCTTTATAGTGGAATAAATCAGAATCCAAACCAATTTGACTTGATAAACCTAAAGTTACCTTTCTTACTTTATCACCGTTTGTTAATTCAGGTTCACCTAAAGAAGAGTACCCAATAACATCACCCGCATCATTGTATTTGGTTTTATATAATATATTACCAATCTTACTTGTACCTAAAAGATCTGAAGTAAATCCTTTAAATCCAGCAGGGAATGCGTCTACAGGGTGATCTTCCGCTAAGTTCAACATAATATATTTAGATCTTAGTTCGTATTCACCATCTGATGTACCAATCTTTCTACCAATGTACCCCGGTAAATCAGGATTCATTGAACATCTTGAGAACTTCTCAAGTACTGACATATTATCATCAGTGTCATTGAAATCTCTAACGATTAAATCAAATTCGCCCGTTTCAATATCAATGTTTTGGATTTGTATTTTTACTTGATTGTTTGCTGCGTCACCGTCAGAAATACTTACGATACTAAATAGATCTGAAACAGTACCACCTCTCACTTCCGATACGATGGTTGGTGATGCGGGGGTATCCCACTGATTTAAGAAGTCATTGTCGACATCGTGATACACAACATCAGTAGATAAACCTCTTACTAAACCTAAATCGTGTAAAGATTTTAATAGGTTAGGGTATTCCTCGAATACATAAACAGGGAATTCACCTTTTTTCTTATCAAAAACATCACTACCCAATACTTTAGATACATACTTTGTTGATGAAACATCTAAAGAACATGTGAATGTTTTAGAACCACTTGTTGATCCAACCGCAGTTAATGTGAATTCACCAAGAGGATTAGATCCGATTTCAGTAGATGAAATAGTTATATCGGTATTGCCCGTAACTTCAAGTTCTAATGATTCACCATCATACGAACCTCTCGATCTTAATGCCAATACAATCATATTGTCATAGTCGGCGTTTACTTCCGCAGACCACTCATATTGTGAAATGTCCCATCCATTATTTGCTGTGCTCCACACAAACAAGTATGAATAAACACCATCTATATTTCCTAAACCATCCTCCTTAAAGAATGTGTTGTACCAATTATTATTTGAGTTACTACCAATAGGTCCTGTGATTTGTAATGAGTCGGTTAATGATGCAGTATCATTCCCATCTACATGACCGATTGTGAACCATGTTCCGTCTTGTACCGTTAATCCTGTTATAAAATCAGGGATTGATGTACCGTCGTTTGCTGTTTTGTCAGATAAATCATTGTAGAATGCTGACCCTGCGATACTTAAATCCGTGTTCGCGTTTGGTGTAGCACCTGATAAACTGTTAACCTGTGAATTAGTTAACGTATCTAAATCTACAGTAATTCCTCCTAATGTTTTAATCCCGAAAGTTTTTAGTGGTTTATATCCTGTTAAACCTAAAACTCTCGTTACGAAAAGTTGATTTGATTCTTGTAGGTATGATTTTGCAACATATCCTAATTCATATTTAGGGTTACCATCTGAAAATTTTACAGGGGAGGTAGGACCAAAATAGGTTTTGAATTCATCAAAATTTCTTATTAGAATTGGTTCAAATGCGGGTCCTTGAATAGTTTCACCCGCCAAACCTAAGGTAGTTACACCTACACTTTGAGCTACGAACGTTAGATCCTTCTCTGATGTATACACACCCGGAGAAACGAATACTCTGTTTGAATTTGCCATCGATTACTTGAGTTATATTTTTTTATTGTCTTTATATAAATATCTTTGTTTTTAGTAAAGATTTCTCAACTTTTTTATTTTGAGATATTTAAAGATATAATTGTATCCTTTTTTATCTTTATGAGTATTCGAAAAACAAAAAACCTTAAAATCAGTGATAGGCACCATGATAAACTAAAGTCATACTGTGATGAACATGGTATGAAGATTTATAAGGTCGTGGAAATGTGGGTGGATAAGTATTGTACTGATCGAAAAAAGGACCTATATGGTGAATAGTTAGAATAGATAAGTCACACCAATTCTTGCTCCAATTCTCGGTGTCCCTTTCAAAGTAATTTCAGTTCCTGAAGAAATATCAAAGTCTTCCCCTTCTTCTTGTAAAAGACCGTTAATATCTAAACTTATTACACTATCAATATTATTAGTCGTGGTGAATGATACTGATGATCCATCATATGTGAAGTATTCGGTAGATACCTGTCTAACGTTACCCTCACTATCAACAAAGACACTTGACCTACCTTTATAATAAGTGATGGTTACCTTTGAGTTCTCTCTTGGAGGTTCAACGAATGTAATTTTAGAGGTCAGTGCGACATGATAAAAATCAATATCCCTTTCTTGAACAAGACCATTTATTGAAACATTAAATAAAATACCTATGGTTTCTCCTACACTGAATACTGTTTGAAGTCCATCAGCAGTGAACGTGGCAACAGATATTTCTAAATTTTTAGTGAGATATTTCTTTTCGTAATTATTACTTTGAATAAATTCATTCATTAAGAATAATCTACTCACCGCAGGTTTAACCTCGAATTCTTGATCATCAATTAAAAAACCGAGTAAAACGAATCTATAATTTTGAACGTAAAATCTACGAGAATCTAATTCAACGGGTGTGTTGTCTTCAATATTATCCAATACAATTGGTACATAATGACCTTTCACTGTTGTGTATGCCTGACGTGATGAGAATTTCTGTAGTACTATTTGATTGAATTTATTTAAATCTCTGAATTTAGTACATACAATACTTACCTCGTAAGTTATATCAATTGCCACGGGTTGAGGTATCTTATATATGTCAGCACCCATTTGAGTACCATTCCATGTTGGTACTGTTGCATAGTGGAATTGTTGTCTATCAGGTATTGTTCTTTGTAAACTCGGATTAGTTCCCGGCTGTACGTCAGGTCTTCTAATAACCGCAATAAAAGGTAGGGATGGATTCCCATCCAAATCCGCGAAATCCCACGTGTTTGTAAATTCACCCCATCTCTGTATGGTTAATATTTTTGGTATAATAGGTACCTGTCCTCCGTCAGATAAAACACTAAAGTTTTGTTTGACAAAGTCTAACATTCCTAAATCCAAATCATCATGAAGTACTGAATCAGGTAAAAAAGAATCTCCTTGTGTTATTTTATCTAATAACTCCTGTCTTCTCTCCACCAATTCATTTCCTTGGTAAACCTTTACGTTGTTTTTTCTTTTAGGATATCCCATTATACACCTCTAAATTCTGCCTCTTGTGCCGGAACACAAGTTATTGTTCTATAATATGGTTTGAAACCGAACATGTTGTGAGTATTGTCCGAAGTTACTCTACCATCATTACTTACGGTATAATACCTTATTTTATCCTCTGTTTCAGGATATCCAATGAAGTCACCATATCTAATATCAATACCTAAATCCTGTAAGTGATCAATATAAACCGATAAGGTTAAATTACCGGGTTCCAAATATCTAACTGTACCATTCTTATAAGACGAGTTTTTAGGTTGTTCAATTTTAACTAACGCATTGAACTCGATGGGTGGGAAGAATTTTATCTGATCCTTACCAACCTCCGCATAAACCGCATCGGTATCAGTACTTTCAGTATCAACCCTGTAAAGAACTAACGTCATATTCAAATCACCGTGTAAATATTCCTTACCCAATTGTAGGTTGAAATCGAAATCCTCATTCGAGAAGAATTTACTAAGTCTTGTGATTGGTAACTTTTTACTCATATACATAAATAGTTTAAATATTCATTTGAATTCCTTATATTTAAGTAAATGTATGGGAAAGGAAATACCTGAAATAGAAGCAAGAGAAATACTAACGGGTTATACGGGGTATAATAACCAAATTTTAGAGTGGCAGAAAAGATCTGAGTCCACAAAAAATTATAGTTTAACTCGACCACAATCGGATTATATTCTGAAGTATCATGATGTAAAACCGAAAGTGGCGAAAAAGTATATTCAAATTGCAAAACATTTTGGGTCCAAACTTCAGGAAGAAAGGTTGTTAATGAAACCTGTCGATCAAATTTGGGTTGAGAAACTTCTTTGTGAAACCGATAAAGCATATCACATATGGGGAAACCTCACAAACGAAATGAAACCCGTTACAATGTGGATCCCAAAGGCATCGATTATACAGGAAGAAAAGACATTAGATAGAGAAGTTGATTATTCACCATACTCTAAAAGACCCCCAATGTCTCACCAAAAAGAAGCAATTGAAAAACTTCTCGCCAATGATAGGTTTATTCTTGCTGACGATATGGGTCTTGGTAAAACGACTTCCACTGTAATTGCCTCTATTGAAAGTAAGGCGAAGAAGGTGTTGATTGTGTGTCCCGCATCACTAAAAATTAATTGGAAAAGAGAAATAGAAAATTACTCAGAAGACCATGTATTAATTGTCGAAGGAAAAAAGTGGGGTTCTACATTTAAGTATTATATCATTAACTATGACATTCTTAAAAATTTCCACACCACTGAAAATAGTGAGGATAGTGAAGCATATCAAATCATTTTAAATGAAGGTTTTGATCTCGCCATTGTAGATGAAGCCCATTACATCTCAAATAGTCAAGCACAACGAACTAAACTACTAAATGATATCTTGGCTAAGATCCCTAAGGTTTGGTTACTTACAGGTACCCCTATGACCTCGAGACCTATTAATTATTATAACCTACTTAGGATTGTTAATTCACCACTTACCCTTAATTGGAAGAGTTATGTGATGAGGTATTGTAAGGGATATCAATTTAGAGTAGGTGGTAGGAAGATTTGGAATACGAGTGGTGCAAGTAATTTAGATGAATTAAGAGAACAAACTAAGGCGGTGGTCCTTAGAAGACTTAAGACCGATGTACTTGACTTACCCGAAAAAATTATATCCCCAATTTGGTTAGAATTAAAGAATTCATTCTATGATGATGAACTGACTGAATTTTTAAGGATTAGTGAAGAGAATAAAGAAAAAGAAAGTATTACCGTAACCCTAAACAGGTTAATGAAACTACGTCAACTCATTGCCATCGAGAAAGTAGAACACACCTGTGAACTAATAGATAAAGTGTTAGAACAAGGTAAGAAAGTTATTGTCTTCACAAACTTTACCATGTCACTTGACATGATACATGAAAAGTATAAAAAGAAGTCTGTTGTTTTAGATGGGAGAATGTCTAAAATTGCGAGACAAGAATCTGTGGATAGGTTTCAAAACGAAGATAAAATTAAAATCTTCATTGGTAATATTAAGGCGGCGGGAGTGGGTATTACCCTTACCGAGGCAGATACTGTTATTATGAATGACTTATCTTTTGTTCCCGCGGATCACTCACAAGCGGAGGACAGGGCATATAGATACGGACAAAAGAACAGTGTACTTGTATATTATCCCGTGTTTGAGAATACCATCGAAATGACGGTATATAACATACTACAAAAGAAAAAGGATATTATTGATCAAGTTATGGGCGACGGAGAGTATTCCGAAAGTTTTGCAAGTGAGTTAGTTAAAAGTATTAAGTAAAATATCTAAAGATTTTCTTAAATCCCCCTCAACAGATTCTATATCTACACCCCCAAACCCAATAGTTATTTGTTTATTTTTCACATTTAGGTCGACATAAGGTTCAACAGAATCAAAAATGTTAAAAGTGTAACCAATAAGATTACATCTTCTGAAGATATCCATCAACAGTTTAAGTTGATCATCATTATCCTTTTCAAAAACGTTCGTCAACCTATCGTTAGGTATTGTCGTGGTTGAATTAGTCACTTCTATTGACTCGTCAGTCTCAATACCCTGTATATTAAATTCATATATTGTACCGTTGTTTTCAACAACTAAGTAGTCTACGTTTCTATGTTTCCTTTTACTGACACTCGTTGGGATAATAACACAATCATTTTCATCGTCTAAAACCACTCGAATAGGGTGATGCGAGGAATCGTTACATCTCTTATGTTGATATTGAATATCAACACCATTGTC